GATATTGATGGTGAAGCGGCGTATGACCTTTTTGGTGGTTCCACTTTGCCGGGAAAATCGATATGTATGTCGGACGATGGTCGACGCGTGGCGGTCGGTGCACTGTTTAACGACGGGGTTGGTACCAGCGCCGGTCACGTGCGTGTGTATGAAGAAAGTAATAACTCGTGGTCACAGTTAGGTGGTGATCTTGACGGTGAAGCGGCGTATGACCAGTTTGGTTCGTGTGTGGCTATGGACGCGAATGGTGCACGTGTGGCGATTGGTGCTAGAAGCGCGAATTCCAATAAAGGTGAAGTACGTGTTTACCAGTACGACGCTTCTAAAACGGTGGCAAACGCAAATGGGCCTATTGGTTGGAATAAGATAGGCCAAGACATTACTAACACCAATTCTTATCGAATGAGTACGGTAGCTTTAAATTCTGATGGAACGAAGTTAGCGGTAGGACACGAGGACGGGGGTAGTAACACCAATCCCGTCTATTATTATGAGTGGAATACTAGTACAAACGTGTGGGACCTGATTGGACAACTGACTCCTGGGTACACTAACGATCACGCGAATGACTGGGGGGCGAGTCTAGCGGTGTCATCGGACGGGGGTCGCATTGCGGTGGGTGTACCACAATACTATATAGGTGAAATAGCTTTGTTTGATTATGCAGCCCCGTATACCTCTACTACTACTACCACCCATCCTCCTACATATACGGGAACAACTGTAGCAGCTACAACTACTTGGCAGAATACTTTAGGGAGTGGGGGTATGTATTTCTATAGACACTATAATTATTTGCCACCCGGTGGTAATTATGCGGGTAGTATGACAAATAATACAACGTACGATCCAAATGGTCTCCCCGGGTTTACTCGTGTATTTACACGTGGAACAAATTCCACATGGCAAGGATACGGTACACAATTGGGTCAGGTAATACGCGGAAACAACGTTTGGACCCTCTCGGAACAAAACGCAACGACACTTAATCAAAGTTGGGGTTGGTCTCGGTGTGGGTGGAAAGTAGCCCTATGTAAATCCGATGTGACTACTTCATATACAGATTCGTTGCGTCTGGTCGTATCTTCACCCGGTCAACCTGGAATTAATAAAGCTCTGAGCTATTCCGCACAAAGCGGTGCTGTCGATACGTATAGGTACGATTCGGGATCGGGAACGTGGGTTCATGAATCGACGTTATACGGTGATCAGCAGCGAGATGAATACGGTCACAGTATTTCTTTGGATTATACGGGAAATCGCTTAGCTATATCAACCAAGGGTCAAAGAGAAAGCGTACATTACCTAACACCTGGGTATCGTTTAGAAACGAGTAAAGTTTCCGTATTGGAATGGAACAATGATAAATGGTGGGAAGCTACACCTACTATTTATTTAAACGGGAGTACATTTCCGAATAGTGGAGAAAGTTTATCGCGGACCGCTTACGATAGTATAAATGTCGCACTAACTAATGGTAAACACGTTTTTGTCACGTCTCCATTATACGGTAATGTATTTACGCAACACGTGACGTTAACGCAGAATTTTATAGGAAACAGTTTATTCGAAGGATACGTCGCGGCAAATAAATACTACGTGGGCGCGAACGAAGCGGCGGGTAATTCTACAAACACGAAAGGAAATAAAATCATAGAATTTGGCGGATTTTATGGTGACGCCGTATACGAACTCACATCTATTGAAAATAGGGTATACGATTCATACGAAACTAACGAAAGTCCGGCATATCTTGGACGAACAGAAATGCTAATGAGTAAACTTTCGCAACAACGGGGTATAGATGCGATTCGATCTGTAACTCAGGAATATTTAGTGGGAACAGCTCCTACTACCATAGGAGGATCTGTGATTAGAAGAAAAGCATTAGGAACTTCCGGTATTACAAACAGCCAAACGGCTACTGTTCACGTTTCACCAACTACGACGTGGGATAATTTGAGTGATTGGTATGAAAATTTTGAGTTCGATAAATATGATCGAGATACGTCGAGTTTTGGTGTAGATTCGAGAGGAAATGTTGTCATAAATCCAGATTATAGACGTCCATCACTTGTATGGCGTGGCGTGTACGAATACTACCCGGGTTACAGCTGGCCCTATCTAAATAGCTATCCCGACGCCACAGCAGTTGATATCACACAGGGGCAAGATGGTCCCGATGATGACGTAGACCCAGGTACATTTTACGGAAATGCAAAATTGGATGTTCGTGGAGATGCTTTAATACGAGATCGTTTAATTCTTGGTAATGATTTATCAAATATGACGAATGGATGGGGTCGTGAACCCGCTGGACTATTTATAAACACGACTAACAGTAGTAATTTTGATTTCTCATCGCAGCCGTCTAAAATTTATTTAGAAGATTTTTACACGTCGAGAGACGATTCACAAACAAAATTACGAACCGATTATGCTACGATGCATGGAACAATGTTTCAGAATTCGAGTGGTTATGTTGACGCGTACGATAATTATTATGGAACATCAAACGGACATCTTCCCGACCATCGAGCCGCATTTATAGATGCCATTCTCGCACAGGGAAGTAATAATCCGGGTCAGAAAACAGGTATAGCTTTTTGGATAAGAATTCCCAGGAATGCTCGCGACGGCTCATCATCTAATAGACATGGTATATACAGAATAAACGGTACAGCTCAAAATGGTCAGTGGATAACTGGTACAGCCGGTATCGTATGGGCTACCGAACGAGTTTTGTGTACTTGGGGTGAAACTACATGGGGTGCGTCAGAATATGGAGGAACTGCATCGAATTATCCGGGATTTTGGATATGGATAAATTGGAGAGATTATTTGTATTCAGTAACTAACACAGCACCTTACGGTTTTGCGTTTTCGCCGCGTGATCATACCGGAGCCTACTTATCCTATACCGCTTGGGAGATGGATCAAAACTGGCATCATGTCGTGTTTGAATTACCGGGTGGAAATAATAGTGATGATGCAATAGTACCCACAGCTAGCAACGCAGCTATGTATTGGGATGGAACTGGCCCTCATTACCTGGGCACAAACGCTAACTATAATCAATTTATATATTGGGGTCATGGAACTAGAGTGAGACTCGGCGCCGAACACTATGTATTGAGTTCTATGCAGCTGGCTCAATTTAGAATATACATTTCGTGGGGTGTGGCCACCCAGGCCCCTAATGCAAGAGAGTTATATAAGGAAGGAGCACCGATTAACAGAATAATTTGTAAGGGATTTGGAAAATTCACACAAGGTGTCTTTACTGGAAGGGGTATTTTGACTCGATCTGGTGCACTGGATCCGGTTACTGGAGTTAAGCAGTGGCAATACATTCTCTATCGTAATGATAATAACGATACGGTGCTGTTTGGGGGTGTTGGTTCTGAAATAATCCTTACAAACTATAACGCGTTAATAACGATGGACGTCAGTGGGAGAGTGGGTATCGGTTTTAGTAACATGGGTATCACCACGCATAAATTACTGATTGATGGGAGTGGTGGCGCGACGGGTGGGTTTCACACCGCTTCCGATGATAGAATTAAGTATAACGAAACTGATATCATAGACCCACTCGCATTAATTAATCAACTCAAACCCCAAAAATACGAAAAAATTACCAAGATATCCGAAAAGATAGGTACATGGATTCCTACTGACGAAGAATGGGAAAATGAAAAAGATAACTATACACATTCATTAGAATTTGGTTTTATCGCACAAGATGTCCGCAAAATTCCAGAACTCGCATTTCTCGTAAGCGGCGAAGAAACAAAAATAACAGAAACCGAGATCTCATCCGAAGAATACGAGCAATTAGATTTGACCGATCAAGAAAAATGCGTACCATTTTATGTACGATACGAACCTAATAACGAGGAACAAAAAGAAACCAAAATTAAACATGAAGTATACATGACATTAAATGACGAATCTCGAGCAAAATATACTTTAAAATATACATTACCCGTAGATACACAAACTCCATTAACACTCGACTACACTGGATTATCTGTACTCACCACGGCGGGTCTTCAAAAGGTGGATGCTCAATTACAAACGACGAAAACAGAACTTCAAAATACAAAAGAAGATGTGCGTATTGCGAAAGACGAATTACAAACTAAAGCTAACGACGCTGAATTTAAATTAGAAAAGGATAAGATCGCAGCACTAGAAACTGATCTTGAAAGAGAAAAATTAAAAACGACAAATTTACAAGAGCGAATATTAGTCATGGAACATGCGTATCACGCCCTATTGGAACGTGTTTCTGACTTGGAAAATCAAACGTAACCCGTGAAGAATATTCACGCGGTACGGTTGTGATATTTACCTCTTAATCGCATCCATCGCAGCGAGCGCGATGACTCCCACGATGAAAAACATGACGACAAAATTACACTCTGTGTTTTCATCGCTGACAGTCGGTTCAATTTTTTTATACTTTACCCGCTCTGGTTCCTTCTGACGTTCCCGCTGGATAGGTAGCGGCTCGTCAAAGTCAATCGGACTGTAGCCTATCATTTATATAGGTTTACAAATTAATTTCGACCTTCTTCTTACGAGTCTTTTTACCCTTGGGCGCGGGCATCTTAACTTCCTTAACATCATCATCTCCATTATCGTCACCGTCCTGTACGGAAACTATATCGGAAATATCGTCATCTTCCTCAATATTTGTTTGGGGCTGAAGAGATGTCGTACTCATAGGTGGTGCGGGGGGCATCATGATATTACCCATGAGACTGGAAATATCGAGCCCCGGGCCCTGCATCTCGTGACGCTCCCCTGGAGCTGCCGCGGGAGAAGAGGAGGTCTCACCCGACTTAGACATGGTATTCTGCACCGCGCTCATCATATTCTGCATGAGACCCGGGTTCTGTTTCATCACATCATTGACATTAGGCATAACCTGTTTGAACATAGAATTCGTGAGGTGGAACATCATCGCGGAACCACCAAGCATCATGATGAGCTTGACCTCTGGTGCGACGTGCATCTTTGTACGGTATTTCACGTAGAGTTCTTCGAATACCTCATCATAATCATCTACGTTTTCCATCACGTTTTCACTCCAACCATCTAATTGAATCTCAAAAGGGTTGTACCTTTTGTTCATGAATTCTAAACCGGTTACACATGCTATGAGCATTCGCCTAGAGAATTTAATAGACTTATCTACGTCTATACTGTACGTTATTCGTTTCACCTCTGTGCGTAACTCGTCTACGGGGGAATAGGCGTTTAATCTCTTATTCACAGCAAACCCCTTCTTTTCTAACCGTCCAAGCTTATTCACGAGATCCGCCTTCTCTTCGTCCACTGTTTTGTACCCAGGAGAAGGTTGCTCTTCTACCTCACCGGGGCCATATTCAAACCCACCACCCATCTGCGGACCCTCATCCTCGTATTCACCGTAATCTATAGGCGGCTCATTCTGTGGAGGTGGGGGTGTATTCGTCTTCGTCGGATTCGCGAACGAATCTATATCCTCTTGGAAGGATACCCGCTTCGTGGGCTGTGGATCAGGAGATAATCTAGATCGATTCATCATCTGAGGTCTAGGGGGTTTGGCGAAATCCAAGCTGATCTCATCTAAAATAGCTTGCTCTTTATCGTCCAATTTCATCACGTTACCCTCATTACGTTCGATAACAATTTCACCGTCCATTATTATCTATATTGAAACTAATCTTTTCTCTTTAACGCACTTTAATAAAAAATGTCAGTACACTATAAATGAAACTCAACTTAGTTGACCGCCAAATTCTGAAGTACATTCTCATCGTCACCGTCGTCGCTGCGGTCGTCATGCTTTTCGCCGCCCCCGCCAAGAGCATGTACCAGCCCAAGCCCGTCAAGGTTGAGACTGTGAGCGAGGGTTCCATGTTCGACTTACCCAAGTCGACCGATTGTCTGAACACCAGCCCTTATTCTGGTAGCACCGGTGGTGTTTGTGACAGCCAGAAACTTGTCAAGGATCAGTCCAGCTACAAACTCGTAGAGTAAAAAAATAATTTTTAGTTTATAATTTTTTTAAAAAATTCCAGTTAAATTTTTTTATTTTTATTTTTTAATTTTTAAGTGGAAAAAGATCTGAGTGTATTATAAAATGGCTCTCATCACAGTGCCTCAACCTGACATTCCTTCGAACGAGTATGAATCCCATACCGTGATTATTGATACCCTTGATCACACCAACAAAACTGATTTCGTATCTCTTTTACCAACTCCCCTCGAAAATATTGTTCAAGTTCAGTTACTAGCGGCTACTATCACAACAGGAACAGGTGGTACTACACAAACAGCTTTTCATATTGGTATCGAAGAACTTAAGAGTTATTTTTCCCAACGTGGTAAAGAAAATTTAGACGATTCAACAGACAACCATATAAACGGTGTGTTTGGTACAATCTTAGCTCAGCATATTGCTCTTACAGTTGGTGGAACAACTCGAATCGTGACATTTAAAAATGATTATCCTATTATACAATCGTATCATAACCCCATACGGAAACTTGATCGCTTAACTTTTAATATAGATAGGGAAACTGGTGTGACGGCGAATATAGATAATATTATGATCATATTTAAGGTTTTATGTAAAAAGAAAAATCTCGCATAAATTTCAGGGCGTTACATACTTGTGATTTAAAAATACTTTTATAATAATAAGTATGTCTTCTGGAATAGTACAACTTATAGCTATTGGTGCGCAAGACGAGCACATAATAGGGGAGCCTGAAATTTCGTTTTTCACTTCCACATTCAAAAGGCATTCTAACTTTTCACAGTCCGTCGAAAAACAAACGATACAAGGAGCTGTGAAAGGTAATTCCATGTCGTCTATCAAATTTGATCGAAATGGTGATCTTCTCGGATATACGTATTTCACAATTGATGATAACACGCAAGCGGTTGATCTTCAGGATTGGAGCGACGTTATTGATAAGGTCGAATTGTTAATATCGGGACAAGTAATCGATGTTCAAGATTCTGAATTTACGGAGAATATTGCTATAGATATGTATGCACAAAACGTCTCGAAGAGTTCTAACGGTGTACACCCCGGTGCATCCGCTCGATCGTATTTTTACCCTCTCCGCTTTTTCTTTTGTGAGGGTCCTCAATCTGCCATTCCTCTCGTGGCGTTACAATACAGTAATGTAGAATTACGCATTTATTGGGGTCCAAATGCTGGAAATTATAACGTAGAAGCATACGCTAATTATTATTACTTAGACACCGAAGAGCGCGGTATAATGGCTTCGCGTGCTCATGATATTCTCATAACGCAAGTTCAAAAAAGTATACCATCTGGTGAACTTATTCAGGAGTTAACCTTTAATCATCCGGTGAAATATATTGCGTGTGCGAATACGAATATGGAAAGTACACTGACATCCATAGATAATAAGTTAAAAATTAGTATTAATGGCACAGATATTAGCTCGTTTAAATGGGCAAAGCCCCATTTCGTAGATGTACAGAGCTATTATCATACAAACTTTGTCACGTCTCCAGATTGTTTCTTACACTGTTTCTGCTTAAACACCAGTTCCTTGCAGCCGTCGGGTTCACTTAACTTTTCGCGCGTCGAGACCGTTGCTATACACAGTGAATCAAAACCTATAATTGATCCAATATATGCCGTGAATTATAACATACTCAGAGTGAATAATGGTATGGCGGGTTTACGGTACGCGAATTAAAATCAGTAGTAATATTAAATGCCGAAGAACTTAAGTACCGTCGGTGGTGCCACAGAGCTCCGTTTTGGTAAATTTTGTAGAGAAGATCAGCACGATAACTCCGTCGTCATTAACGCGAGTAACGAGAAAATTGACGCTACGAAAGCGGGTGGTTTTTACCTTACACCTCTCGAAATTTCAACAGTATTTGCGGGTGATGGTACGGATGCGACCACGAACACGTTCGTAGCGTATAATCAAAGTACGAAACAGTTATTCAGAACACAGGTTCCCTTAACATTAGCGGGTATTTCTGGTGCTGGAGCCGGTGCAGCGGGTGATTTAAACGTCAACGGTAATCTCTATGTTACTGGAAATATCACGTCCATAGGGACTGTCGCTAATATTCACGTTACCAACACTCAATTTAAAGATGGTCTCATCGAAATTGGTACGAATAATACCGACCTCGCAACGTTCGATCTCGGACATATCTATAACAGGCCCGGGACGAACTCCAACGTCGCTGTTTGCTACGATGCTTCTGCTACAGAGCTTATCATCGCGTACACGGATAGTAGCGCCGCAGCTGCAGTCGGAGCTGCATCCAGTCATCAAGTGAATCCCAAATCTAACGAAACGATGAACGTCCACGTGTACGGTAAACTCTATACACAATCTAATGTGGGTGTGGCGAATACCAACCCCTTACACACTCTTTCCGTGAAGGATAAGTGTTTCATCGAGGCGGATGGACCTCCCGAGACGAGTGTGTTAGATGTTCGTGGTAATACGACGATTGAAGGTGCCATCATCACGAACACGGGCGGTGTCACTAAAAAGACATACAGTGATAAAAATACGATTGCGTCCGGTCTGTCTGCAGCAGGTGCGGCACTTACACTTACGTTTACGAACCATCCATTTTACGCGAAGATTGTAGCTCAGCTTATCGATGATACTGATAACGAGGTGAGTACTATGCTCATAGATGTAGCGGGTGGTGAACGTGGTGGAGAAGTTGCTCCTTTGCCTATAGCACCTGGACCTATTTCCATTTTTGGTAATACCAGTACGAATCCGTGGAGTTCTACGGTTACGACAGGAACAAATACAGTGGTACTTACTCCAAGTACAAGTTTTACCGGTGAGGGCAATTATTCCATTTTCGTCGAATACATTTCACCCGAAACCGCAGGCGCGCTCACGAGTATCAATGGCGTTAACTTTGGGTACTAAAAAAACATATTCATAAATTATAGATGTCGGAAACAAACGTTCAGTTATTTCCAGGCGTTTTCAGAACTACCCAAGG